GGATTAAAATTAGACTACGAACGAACGGTAAAGACTCAAGCGCCTTCATTTACTAAAAACTTTTTGTCTTCTCATAGTCATCCTTTAGTCCAATGTATAGCAAAAGCTAGAGAAATAAACAAGGCACATACAACATTTATAGATACAATTATTAAACACGAACATAATGGTAGGATTCATGCAGATATAAATCAAATTAGATCAGATACTGGTGGGACAGTAACTGGTAGATTTAGCTATTCTAATCCTAACTTACAACAAATTCCTGCACGCAACAAAGACTTAGGACCATTGATCCGATCCCTCTTTATTCCCGAGTCTGGTTGCGAGTGGGGATGCTTTGACTACAGTCAGCAAGAACCAAGACTTGTAGTGCACTACGCATCCCTTGATCAAGACGCCAGCGTCTTTAATGTTAAAGATGCTTACGAAGATGGTAATGCAGATTTTCATACAATCGTTGCAGAAATGGCTGAGATACCAAGAGACCAAGCTAAAACAATTAACTTAGGATTGTTCTATGGTATGGGTAAAGCTAAACTACAAGCAGAACTTGGTGTATCAAAAGATAAGGCAGAAGAATTATTCTCTATCTATCACGAAAGAGTACCTTTTGTAAAAAGTTTAACAAGATCTGTATCTAACAGAGCTCAGCAACGAGGACAGATAAGAACTTTACTAGGTAGGCTTTGTCGTTTCCATTTATGGGAACCCAATACTTTTGGTATGCATAAAGCATTACCATTTGATCAAGCTGTCCAGGAACATGGACCAGGCATCAAGCGTGCTTATACTTACAAAGCATTAAATAAATTAATACAAGGTTCTGCTGCAGATATGACAAAAAAATCTATGTTAGAGTTATATAAAGAAGGCATTGTTGCACATATACAAATACATGATGAACTTGATATATCTGTAAAAGATGATAAACAAGCTAAAAGGATTGTAGAAATAATGGAATCTGCAGTTGACTTAGAGATACCTAACAAGGTAGACTACGAGAAGGGTAAAAATTGGGGTGAGATACACTAAGGGGGAATATTAAAATGAACTTAAAAGAACATATACCACATTTTGTGGCAGAGCATAAAAAAGCAATAGCAATTGCTGTAGTTATTTTAATTATAGCAATCATTATATAATATGAAACGAGACCGCAATGAACTTAGCAGACCTATTAAAGAAAAATATAGTTATGGTACCGGTAGTAGCCTCAGTGCTAGTCGGAACGTTCACTGGCGTTCGTTATATTGTTAATCTTACAGACACTATCAACACAAACCAACAACAAATTATAGATCTTAAAAGAGATTTAAAAGTTGCAGAAGATAAAATTGTAGATCAAAATACAAGATTAACTTCTGCTGAATCTACTTGGCAGATGGCAGAAAATTTATACAGACAATTAGCAGATCAAGTTAGAGAACATGACTATGATATTAAGGATTTAAACAGGTAATGTATGGAGGTTCTCAGGATGAATTATTATTTTACAGGATTACTTATCTTGGCTTTTACAATCTTAGCATTGTTTGTAGAACCTGCGTATCCTAGAAACGAATATCTTAATGAGTATGGTGTAAGATGTGGTGAAATGGAAATAAGCACAGAAAGAAGAGACACTGATTATAATTATAGTGATAGTAATACACATGAAGATCAATACCTTAGATTTACTTACAGAAAATATTTAGGCACAGATTGTAAAACATCAAAAGAAAACGTAGCAATCAAACAACAACTAGAGCTAATGAAGATGTGTGGCAGGGTAAATAGCAATCCTAGTCTTGCACTTAATTCTAATTTTGATTTATTAGTATCTAAATGTAGAGGTGTAACTCCTGCAAGAGATAACACTAGACCAGCTGATTCACAAAGTTTGTGGGATGATATGAAAGATGAGTATAAAAAAGAAAACCCAGAAATTAATTTGATGGGAGATAAGTTCATAAAACCCAGTAAAAAGAAGCTTGTTATACCTAAGTATTTAACTGACGACAAAAATGTGATACTACCTTTACCTAAACCTAAAACAAATGATTGATAAATATATTATAAAATTCTGTATGATGCTGGATAAATATACTGCATGGATAGATAATTTATTTTTTGCGCCACGTTGCAAGTGTGGTAAAAAAAAGAAAAATGGCAAATAAACCACTAAACATATCTGAATCAGCTGCTGTGCAAATGCCGATGAAAACGGTAGCATCGCTAATTTTACTCGTCGCAGCTGGCGTGTTCGCATACACTGAGTTGACGGCAAGATTAGTATCGCTAGAAACCTCTCGTGAGCTGTTTGAAAATGATTTGCTTAAAAAATCTGAACAAGTACCCGTCGATCAGGAGCAACATTTTTTATTGGAAGATCTTTATAAGTCTGTAGAAAAAATGGAAAAGACTCAAGAAATGAACATGACAAACAAAGTTAATATAGAATTTTTAAATGAACAATTAGATAAGGCATTAAAAGATATAGAAGAATTAAAAGATAAGGTAAGAGAAAATGGAAAGAGTTATTAGATGATAGGTTTATTTTTTATAGGAACTATAGTTTCAATTATTGTATTATATATATTAATAAATGTGAGAAAATATGACTGAGTTAGTTGTAGCCCTACTTATGATTGTACAAGGAGAGATTAAGGAAGCACGTATCCAAACGTCAATGTCTGAATGTCTCAAGGGGGCACGTGTAGCTAAACGTCAGTTAAAACCTGATGGACATGTTAAGTATCAGTGCATAAAATCTATGGCAGAATTAGAAGAAAATATAGATGGATCTTTGTCTATAAAAAAGTTAATATTAGAGTAATGACAGTTGTAAAGGATATAACTAATCAAGTGTTAGTGCCTAAACCAAATAAAAAAGAAAACAAAGGTAGTTCTTTTTTTATAGGTAGAGTTAGAATAGATACACCAGAAGACACTACAGAAATTAATGTAAGGCCAGTAAATAGAATTAAACAAAGACATTTAGATGATTCTAAAATTATTGATACACCTTGGAAAGAAATAAAAGATGTTTATTAAATTTTTTAAAAATTTATTTACACCAGAACCACAAAAGGATCCTCATATTGCTTTGTATGAAGATATGCCAGAACCTGAAATACCAATTTTAAAATGTGCAAAACACATAAAATTTAAAAAATCTTGTCCTATATGTTTGCAATCAAAAGGCTATGTCTAAAAAAAAATTTAGATTACAAGCTGAAATAGTAAATGGTAAATGTCCAACATGTGAACAATTTACAATGTTAGTTGGTATAGAGTATGCTTTTTTTAGATGTATGAGTTGTGGTAGTGATTTAGAACAACATATAAATGGTAAAATAACTTATCTACCAGTTATTACTGCACCGAAAGGTGCTAAACCTTTTGTAAAGGAGTGGTTAGACGACGATGGCTAGAAAATGGAAAGAACACATAGAACACGAACCTATTTTTCATAAAACTTCGATTGGACGTAATCCAAGCAAAGCAAAAATGAACAAATCACGTCGGCGTTCGTGGAAAAAATACCGGGGTCAAGGAAAATAACTTTCTGCCTCTAAAGAAATAGCGAGGCAGAAAGAATGAAGGTGTGAATACTGTGATATATATGTCACAGTGGTATATATGTCAAATAGTTTTTATTGGACCACAGGTAAACTTAACATACATATCATATTGGTTAACTTCATCTCTGCCGATTTGTAACATTTTTTCTGTTGATTGTTCATAGCCTGCAAGCATGCACTCATACATATCGGGAAAGTGTTCTGGCCAATCATAGGGAGGCAAGCAAGTCCCCGATACACCTGAACAAAGTATTAGCGATAATAATATTTTCATTTCATCCTTGACTTAAATTTTTTAATACATATACTCCCATAAAATATAACAAGGAGAAATATGACAGACACAACTAAATTTAAAAATGTATCTTTATCTAAGAAAACTTATAGTGATGTAGGTGTTCTCAGTAAAGAAATATTTGATGTGCAATTATCGCTATCAAAAACTATTGAATATTTAGTAGATAAAGAAATGAAGAAAGTAAAAAAAGGTAAAACAAATGGACAAGCCAAAAAAGAATAAAGTTATTTGCCCAACTTGTAAAGGTAATGGATACATTAGAATACCGTATCGTTTAGCAAGAGAAGAAGTAACAGCTCAATGTGGAGTATGCGATAGTGAAGGAGAATTGGATGCAGATAAGGTTGATAATATTATTGTTGATGCTGATGGCATTCACAGGTTGCAGTAGAGATTTGGATTTTAATCCTACAACAACTATATTAAAACAAATGATGAAAGGAAAAAAATGAAAACATTAGAAGAAGAAATTAAAGAACATATAAATACTTTGAAAGAAGAATTAAAACCTGATGGGACAAGCGTTTGGAATAAGCAGCACGGGGGGAGTCATTATCAAAAGTATAAAATTCAGCCGAGCAAGTTTGTAGTAGAAAATGAGATATTATATCCCGAAGGTTGTGCTATTAAATATATTGTAAGACATCGTGACAAGAATGGTAAAGAAGATATACTAAAAGCAATACATTTTTTAGAAATGATAATAGAAAGGGATTACTCATGAAGACAGAACAAGAAATAGTGGATGAGATTGTTAAAAAAATAACTACATTGTTAGACAAACACGATGCTACATTAATTGCAGGAGCTCTAACAGCTTTAGGTTTTCAAATATATAAAACTTTGCTTACCAAAAAAGAGTATGCAGACATGCAACAGCATATTTTACAAAGATCAAATGATTTAAAACCATTCGAAGAAAGGAAATTACACTGATGAAAAAGGTAACTATAACTAGCAATGATATTACCTCTAAACAATGGTCTAATCTTTTATTAGAATTAAATCTAATTAAGAAAGCTTGGAAACCTTACGCAACATTAGAAATGAAAGCGACTAATTTAAAAAAAATAATAGCTTGGGGAACAAGGAGTCCAGATGAACATATTGACAAAGATAGATAAAGCAGCTGTAATGTGGGAGAAAACTAGAGACCCGCAATACAAAAAACTTTGGTATAAACTAATAAAGGAGTTTGCAAATGGAACTTATAATTTTAAACGATGGACTGTATCAACTAATACCAGTGACAAAAAAAATAATGGAGGGCATTATAATTACAGGTGAAGTAGATTGTTTTAATCTATGTGAAATACTAAGATTAAAATTATCTGGGTATGTAGACACATTAAATTTACATATAATGAAAGACGGCAGTGGAAATTTTTATGGGTGCATCTGTAGATAAATTAAAAAAATGTTACATTTGTAAGAAAGAAATGACTTTAGAAAATTATTATTTAAGTAAAAATGGGAACTATAATTTCTGTTGTATACCTTGTGATAAAAAAAGAAAAGCTGTGTATCGTGCTGAAAATAAAGAAAAAATTGCACTTGCAGAAAACAAGTATATGAACACAGAAAGAGGCTATGTGAATGAAGTGATTGGTGGCATTTTTCAAAGAGCTAAGCGTAAAAGTATTAGAAAAAAATGGGTACCAGATATGAGTAAGCAAGATATTTATGATGAATTAATGTTGTATGTCCAGGACCACGGGAGGACGTGTGAGTATTGCAAGCAACCATGGACTTATGTCAGGCGTCTAGGAACTAGAGGCGAAGGACATAAAAGTAGACGATCTGGAATTGAAACTAATTTTTCAATAGATAGATTAGATACAACAAAAACCTATAGTAGAGAGAATATAATTTTTTGTTGTGTGGGCTGCAATAATAGAAAAAATCAAGTAAGATTGTCAGATCTTATAAATATATTAAGAGTATGGATGAAAAAAAGAATATGAAAGTATTAGATTTATTTAGTGGAATCGGAGGATTCAGTTTAGGTTTAGAATCTACAGGAAATTTTAAAACTGTAGCATTCTGTGACAACGATAAATTTTGTAAATTAATTTTAGATAAACATTGGAAAGGAGTAAAAATATATGACGACGTTAAAGAAATCAGTAAAGAAAAATTCAAAGAAGACAGCATCGAATTCCCAGACATCATTACAGGAGGCTTTCCTTGCCAACCTTTTTCGGTCGCAGGCAAGCAACAAGGAACCAGTGACAGTAGACATCTCTGGCCAGAGATGTTTCGAATCATCAAAGACTTTGCCCCGAGGTGGGTTATTGGAGAAAATGTCAAAGGCCTTACTAACATCCAAGACGGCGTGGTCTTCGAGACTGTGTGCTCTGACTTGGAAGGAGAAGGTTACGAAATCCGGACGTTCAATATTCCAGCTGCAGGTGTCCAAGCTCCCCACAGAAGAGAAAGAATCTGGATTGTGGCTCACGCCAAGCGCTTCAATGAGAGAAAATCGATCAGAGAAAGCGATGAAACACAGAGTAGAATACAGGAAGAGCATAGGAAGAACGACAGTACCACCAGGGAATCTAGCAGAACAGGTTCAGTATGGGGAACCAACAACGGACATGAAGATATGGAGAACTCCAGACGCACATTGCGATCGAGGGGCGAGCTCCAAGGAGAGAATGGAAATGAAACTGGAAAAGGGAATGCCGATCAGTCTCAACGATCAAGTGGCACATCCGAATCTAATGTGGCCAACACCAAGAGCATCAGCAGCAATGTCAGAGAACGTAGAGAACATCAAGAAGAGAGACAAGGACAACAGCAGACTAGAGGAGAAGGTGGCGAAACTATGGTCGACTCCAGTACAGGACGATGTACATCACAGGAAACAGAAGTACAGCCAGGGAGGTACAGCTCTTTCGACTCAAGCTGGTGGCAGTCTGAACCCGAGTTGGGTAGAGTGGCTCATGGGGTATCCGGCAGGGTACACAGACTTAAAGCATTGGGAAATTCTATCGTCCCGAAAATCGTCCAAGAAATCGGCAACGCCATTATCCAAGCCGAAAAAGAAAAAGATTTAGAAATATTAGATGCAAGGAATGGAATGTAATGATAAGATATATACTTGAAAGAATATACCATTACTCGACAGCTTTGACTTCATGGTCATGGGGTAAGTTATATGGAAACAGAAAAAAAGGTTATGGCTACAGGAAAATTAAATAAGAAAAAATTTAAAGATATAATTAATACGTTTATTAAATCAGACACTGATTTGGTTGAAGAAATTTTAGAGAGGAAAAGAAAAGAAATGTTAATTGAAAAAGAAAACGAAGAATACCTAAAGGAACTAAAAGATAAACTATGAAATGGAATAAACTTTATAATTATCCACCTTGTACACGAAGTACAACAGATGGACTTAGAACTTATGACATTGGTAAAGAAAAGTTACCAAGTGTTACAACGATACTAAAAGCTACAGAATCCGAAGAAAAGAAAGAATCTTTGGCTAGATGGAAGGCTAAAGTGGGAGATGTGGAAGCTGAAAGAATCAGAGATTCATCGGCTGCGAGAGGCACTAATATGCACTTACACTTAGAGAAACATATTTTAGGTAATGGACATTTAGATTTAACACCAGAGGGTGAGATTGCTAAAGCTATGGCAGATACAATTATTGAAAAAGGATTAAAAGATATAGGTGAGGTGTGGGGATCAGAGGTGACTTTACATTATCCTGGTAAGTATGCAGGACAGACAGATTTGGTTGGCGTTTATGACTATGAAGATAGTATAATAGATTTTAAACAATCTAATAAACCTAAGCAAAGACAATGGATTGATGACTATTTTATGCAGTTAGGTGCTTATGCTCTAGCTCATAACCAAGTCTACAATACAGAGATAACTCAGGGTGTAATTCTGATGTGCACTCCAGATAACTATTTTCAGAAATTTTCTGTAAATGGTAAAGAGTTTATTAATTATCAACATCAGTTTTTAGAAAGGGTGGACAGATACTATGAACAAAAAGATAGTAAATGAAATAATAAAACGACAATATACTATCATGATGGAAGAAGAAAAGTCATTAAGAAAGTTACTACAAGCTGAAACTAATTTAGCGCCAGTAGATCAATTAGACGGACTTTATGGTAGAATTGAGCAGCATCTTGGTATAATATCTCATGCGCAAAATAAGATAATGTTATTACAAGAGATAGCTGATCAGAATGACGAAGGATAGGGACATGTTTAATAAACTACAACAAGAACAACGTGACCTAGATGCGAGCTACAGACAGTCATTACAAAATAAAAAGGAACGTGAGACAAGGGACCAGGACCAAGCGACCAGCGACATGGGCAAAGGGACGATTTACTGTAAAGCTAAGAAGTGTAGTAACCATTTATATGGTTGGACAAGCAGTATAGACCCAAGATATTGTATAGATTGTATGGGATAGTGTGATATATATGTCACACTTTTACAGAAAAGTGTGATTTTTCAAGGGTCATCACCTCCCTATAGTAATTTGAGAATACACAAATTAGCAAAAAGGGTTTTTCAAAATAGAGGTGATTTGGGGTTGAGGTGATCAGCGTTGGTAATCAACACTTCTAGAGCATACAGGGGCTGCGAGGAACTTTTAGGTTCAAAATGTAGTAAAAAATCTGTAGAAAAACTATAGGGGTTAGTTTATGATAGGCAGAAATAAAAACTGGACAGGTCAATCCGACTGGATGAGAGCCTTCAATGAAAAGCACAACAAGGGGATTCATGAAGAAGAAGAAAAGAAAAAAATCAAAAAGAAGAATAAAAAACAAAAAGACAATCCCTTTAAATTTAAAATCTTTAGGCAACAAGATTGAGTCCTACCCATTTGTAGAAATAGAGTGGCTTGATATCGAGGGTGATGCGGGTTGGTCTAACACAAAAGATTTAAACAAATCAAAACTACCTACCTGTGTTTCAAAAGGTTATTTACTGAGCCAAAAGAATGGCATTACTAGAATATTTAGTGACTATATTAAATCTAAGGAAGCACCTACATTTGAAGACATTGGTAGCACAACAATTATTCCAACATCAGTAATACAAACTATTAAAAAAATAAATTAAGCTAAAGGTAATTTAGGTTTAATATCTTTAGGATCCTTATCGGATTCTTCTTTTACTTCTATAATTCTAGCGTTGTCATCTACAATATTTGCTATTCTATTGTCCAATTCTTCTTCACTTAAGTCTTCTATTTTACCTGTTCTTACTATCTTCTGTTCAATATATAAACCACCTACTTGACCTCTAGCTTTTTCTGCAATAGTGGCAGCAGAAAAAGATCTAGCTTTTAACGCTTCATCTCTAATTCTACCGAGCTCTGTTAAGTGACCACCATAATTAACACCATATTTTTTATTACGTTCTTCTTTTAATTCTCCTATGTATTTAACTACATGAGGATATAATTTAGGGTTCTGTAATTGACTGGCTTGTGATCTAGCTGTGTCTTTAGAATAGCCAGCTTCGATAGCACACTCATAAGCAAATTTACGGCCTTCAAAATATATCAATAACTCTGCAAATTTCATTTGCATAGGTGTGAGTCTTGATGGTAATCCAGGCTTTTTCTTTTGTTCTGTATCCATATTTGACAATATAAATATAATGTCTTATAAAGTCAAACATGAAAGATAAGCGCACTTACGACAAATTAAGAGACCATAGTAATGATATTTCTTATGAAAATGAGTTTAAACACTCTATTAGAGAAGATAGAGGAGCAAGTGATCTTACCCTGCAAATAGAAATGTTAACTAAACAAAAACAGTTATTACAACACAAATGTCGACAGGCAGGACAAACTATTGAGGGATTGACAAAAGAATTAGATAGATTGTCTGAAGAGAATGATAACTTAAGAACAATAATAGGAAATAAAAATGCTTAAAGGTAGAGATCTAATGCCGATCTTAGAAAGGTTTCTAGGACCAAAGATGAAAGGGAGTGTAGTCCAAGATGCTCGTGTTCAGATACGAACACCTGACGGAAGACATTATGATATTCAATCAATTAATTTAGTTGAAAATAAAATTTTAGGTGCTAGAGAGACACATCGTTTAGTGATTTCAACACACGAAGAAGTATCAAAAATGGGTAAACCCACCTTGATTTTGTAAGCAACTGTTTAGGTCATTATTTAATGAAACCTGAAACAAAATTATGGCATGATCTTAAGAATATTACACCGACTATTTCGTGGACTAGACTTGAAAATACTAGCGTATTGGGGACTCCCGATCTATTGGGCTATAATAGTTCTGGCAAGTTTTTCACTGTTGAGCTCAAGTTAACATCCCTAAACAAAATTACTTTCTCACCTCATCAAATTAGCTTCCATTTACGACACCCACAGAACAGTTTTATCCTTGCCAGGCACAGGACTCATGGTGCCTGCAAAATGTTTCCAGGTACTAGTATCTTGGATCTTGTTGCTTGCGGCTTTAAATTAGATAATGCTTGCTGCTTGTCGCTTGATGCTTGCAGCTCTTATCTTGATAGCTTGTAGCTTGTCGCTTGTAGCTTCCATGCTTGTTGCTTGTTGCTTACTCCAATAAAAAAAATACAGTTTAGAATGATTCTAAACTGGCCTCTTCTAGTGTTTTCCATAGCTCACGTTTTTAACGTCTTTATTCCAACAAGCTCGACAATCTAAACACTTCCCACCCTGAGAAGGTGCCAGGCAGCTGGCGCTTCCATCAGTCACCACCGTTGAGCTATGGGACCAGGCGTTGCCCGCTGTGCCGTTAACCTTCGCAGCTGATAGTCTTATAATTAAATTTTTAGGCACGTCTCCAGGATCTGGCAAGTATTGCCGCTCTTGCGTTGGCAGCCAGTGCTGTGTGTCTGGCGTGAGCTTGCATACTTCTATAATTTTTTGCATATGCTCCGAGCTCTGGACGTCTCCGGCATCATGCCACCTAAACCACTTCTGGCGCTTGATTTGTGCAGCCATAGCTTCAACCCATAATGGATTATTAATTGCATCCAGGCGCCTGTATTGAGCTGCTTTGATTGCGGGGTATCTTGTATAGTTACCTTTTAAAGCATAACAGCCAAAGCAAGGAGAGCCTGGAATTTTCCTAAGCTTGCTGCCTGTCTGACAAGCCCACGCTGGCAGCGAGTAGCTAAGGCCAGGCATTTTTGACGTACGGGTCAAGGACTCTGTGATTTTTTTTGCGTCTTTTACTTTCATATATTCAACCTTTCTTTTACTATCTTATAAAGTCTTATAATTAAATTGTCAAGTAGCCCCAGCAGCCGCTTGCTGCTTGTTGCTTCCTGGCTTGTTGCTTGTTGCTTGTAGCCTATTTTGTAGCCTATTTTTTTTCTTAATTTTAAGCACAACCTACAGTAGCATTTTGGGTGATACTGATAATAAGGCGCCAGTGAGCTGCTGGCGCCTTGCTTAGTTATTTTATTAGAATCCATTGCGAGCTTCTAGGGCTGCAAGCATCTGGTCCTGGTCCACAGCTGATGGCTGCCCCGTCACGTTGTGCCAGGTTCCATCTCTATTAACTTTTAAAATGTCAGTAGCGTAGACGCTGCCGGCTTCAGAGAACATGCCAATCTCTTCACCATTTGACCAAATCAAAATAGTTTTTTTTAGGCCTTTCCCCTGTTTGGGACTCTCCAACAGCTTACCGCTGATGGGTGTACCAAGCTGCTTGCTTAGGATCTTATCCCCTTTTTTTAGATCTTCATATTTCATATGTTTCCTTTCGTTAATAAATAGATCTTATAATATCCCATAATAATTGTCAAGCGTTAAGCTGGGAGCTCGCTGCTGTGCTGCCTGGTGCTTGTTGCTTTTTTGAATAAAAAAAAATAAAGGGACAGCAAGCTGCTGGCCGCTTGCTTGTTGCTTGTTGCTTTTTATAATAAAAAAAAATAAAGACTCAAGCGAGCTTGCTGTGGTCCTGGTACTAATTATTTTTAGAAGCTGTAAATAATGACTCAGCAAGCTCACCCGGTTACCTAGTAATTTTTTTAGAATATTCGTGATGTCAGTAGAGCTCCTCCAGGTCCTGGTAGTAATTATTTTTGCTTGTTGCTTGTGGCTTATATAAATCATAAATTTTTTTGTGTGATATTTTTGCAACACTTTTGGTTAGGCTAGTTGATAAGACTAGCCTAAAACGAAAGCACCGAAATTAAAGCATAATTTGTATAGCTAATGTTTATGAGTTTAATCTCGGAAAGTCCTATATAATAGGATTGACTATAATTACAAGAGGCATTATAACTTTAATTTCAACGAAAGGAAAAATATGAGTAGAATAAGACTAAATAATGAAAAACGAGATAAACTATTTAAGGTTGCTCGTAATTTTAGAATGAATGATACTACTGATAGCAAACTTGAAAAAATGCGACAAGCCAAAGAGAATTGCGATAATGACTTGCCAAAGTTTTTTGATATTGCAAAAGGTATCGTTCAAAGGGCATATCCCATAGAGCATTGTGATACATTAAATTATTTCAAAGGCTTGTATGGAAGTCCTTGTGATGTTGTTGCAAAAGATAGTTGTTATTATTTTGCATATACTGACCAAGATAATGTTGATGATAATGGTCAACCAATAGAGAATAAAAAACATTTTGATTTTAAATTAAATGGTTCTCTAAATGGTCAAGAGTATAATCAAGATAATGATTTTGCTTATGCCTATTATCGTGATGAGTTGATTGCAAATGATTGCAATCCAGATATCCAGATTGAGCAAGAGGATAATCAAAACAATCCACACTTAACGAAACACGTTGATAAGTGCGATAAGTTTTTAGGGTTCTCTAATCATAATGATAATGATATTTCACTTGCGAGAGATTGGCAAAATAAATATCAAGTTGATGTCATTGGAACTTCTTATTGTCGTTCACGTTCTATCGCTTGTACTTATGATGAGTTTCAATCTATGGAAAAAATGCTGATTTGTAAATCAAATCTAGTTGAAACACATAGACAATTTGTCAAAGGTGTAATTGCAGATATGAATGATGTCAAAGGTGTCTTAAAAGAAATGAAATATTTAGAGGGTGGAGTAGAATTTGTAAATGAATTCGCACAATCAAATATTTGTGATGAGGCACAAATTATCAGAAGTGAGGGAATGGGATTAACTATTTATAATCCTCAAAATGCACTTGAAAGGATAATGGCAAGAAGAAAGGCACAACCTACACGTGAGGAAAAAATAGCAATAGCCTTAAAAATGCAACAAGATAGTGCATTAAATTAAGACTATTGACAATATGGGGCTTTAATATAAAGTCCCATATAACGAAAGGATAAAAAATGGATAAACTAAAACACGACACATTAAAAGTAGGCGATACTTTTAAAATCTCATACACTCCAAGAACTCACAATTCAGAAATTATAGATGTAGTTGATGAGTTTCAGTTGCAACCAATTTTTAGAAATGCAACGTGGAATGATGATTGCGAAATATCAAAGCATAAAACAAAAGGACATAATTACATAAGATACTTTGACATTATGCAAGATAGTATGAGAACTGCCTCTACTGAATTTGGTAGAGCATTTATAACTTTAAATGGCAAAAGTTATATTTTAAATAAACACGATAACTTGGAGGATAATAATGACAATTAAAGACTTTATGCTATCAAAAGAACATATAGGACAAAATGTTTATGAGATAGAAGAAGAACGAGTAATAGTTATTAAAACTCACGTTATTGCAAAAGATGATGATGAGGCATTCAACAAGTATCTGGAGTGTAATTATTTTGTTAATTGTGAGAATTATCAATGTAAAGATAATGGAAATGATGTCATTGTTGATTGGGCAAAAGACTATGGTGAATACAAAGGCACTAAAAAAATCGGTACGATTAAAAAAACTGATGATCCTGAAGAATTTGAAATGGAGGTGGTTTATGGATAAAAATCATTCAGATCAAATTGCTCAATATGCAAAATTAGAAACTTTGTATAAAACAATTATCTCTCTACAAAAAGAAATAAACAAAGAACAAAAGATATTAGAAAAATTACAAGAGGCTGATAAGCCTCTTGTATTAACCAAAGAAATGGAGGTGTAATATGATTGACTGGAATATAGTTTTATATATTGGAATGATCTTAATTGTTTTTGGTTTTGGTTTATTCTTATATTCCGAAATGAAGTTAAGACAAATTGATAGACAAATGGCAGAAAACCAAAGATTTATTGACGCCATTTTAAGAGCCCAACAATTACAGAATATACGAAAGGATATTAGGAAATGAAAAACTATTGCCAAAATCCTTTGTGTTATTTGTACGATACAAAGGATAGGATAAGAGGGGTTAAGGGTAATAAGGTCTATCAGAATAGGGTAGTTAATAATAACTATTATTATGGGTGTTGTACTCAATCTTGTCTTAATGATTATCTCTCTATTTATTTAGATAGGTTTATTAATTATATTGGCAAGTTAACTGATACACCACAACGACCACAACACACACAATTTAGTTGGGATATAATAAGACAAGAACGAGATAGATTAAAAAATAGTCAATAACTTGTTGCGAGGGGCTTGTAGCCCCTCGCTTTTTTTCTGGTACCTCAATAGAGGTACCAGATCACTTTCCAAAATAGTAGAGTACGAAGTACCTTATTACCTTTTTAATAGATAGGGATCCTAATGTTAGGTATAATTATGTTGATTTAGACATTCAATGTCGGTAAAAACGTTTTGGAGTCCCATAAGGATACTTATGCAAATTGATATTAAAAAAATTTTAAAAAAAGATATAGATAATTTACCCCCTGAAACTCGAAGAGAATTAAAAAAATATTTAATACAAAAAGATATTAAACAAAAACATTCTTTGATTAAGAGTGACTTTATGACATTTGTAAAACATATGTGGCCAGATTTTATAGAGGGGTCCCATCATAAAATTATTGCAGAAAAATTTAATAATTTAAAATCTGGAAAAGTTAAGAGACTCATTGTAAACATGCCACCCCGTCATACAAAATCTGAATTTGCATCTTTTCTACTACCTGCTTGGATGATTGGTAACAGACCAAAATTAAAAATTATTCAAGCAACACACACAGCAGAACTTGCTGTAAGGTTTGGTCGTAAGGCTAAACATTTAATGGACAGTGAAGAATACAAAGAAGTTTTTCCAACTAGACTACAAGAAGATTCCAAAGCAGCTGGTCGCTGGGAAACAGCACAAGGTGGAGAATATTTTGCAGTTGGTGTCGAAGGTGCCGTTACAGGTCGTGGTGCAGATTTACTTATCATTGATGACCCACACTCGGAACAAGATGCTATGAATGCTAAATCTTTAGAGCGTGCTTACGAATGGTATACGTCTGGTCCTAGACAACGTTTGCAACCTGGAGGAATGATTGTACTTGTTATGACAAGATGGAACACAAAAGATCTAACAGGAATGTTACAAGCTGCACAAAAAGAACCTAAAGCAGATCAATGGGAAGTTGTAGAATTTCCAGCAATACTTCCAAGTGGTCAACCTGTGTGGCCAGAGTATTGGGAGGTTGAACAATTACTAGGTGTTAAAGCTTCTGTTGCATTACCTAAATGGAATGCTCAGTATATGCAAAACCCAACTTCAGAAGAAGGAGCTTTGATTAAAAGAGATTGGTGGAAAGTATGGCCAGAAGATAGAGGCATACCACATTGTGATCATGTCATACAATCTTATGATACTGCATATTTAAAAAAAGAATCTGCTGACTTTAGTGCGATAACGACATGGGGAATTTTTAGAGAAAACGAAGACTCACCGCATCAAATGATTTTATTAGATGCTGTTAAACAAAGATTTGAGTTTCCAGAACTTAGACGTGAGGCATTAAAATTATATAAATACTGGGAACCTGAAACTGTATTGATTGAAGCAAAGGCTGCTGGATTGCCATTAACATATGAGTTAAGAAATATGGGTATACCTGTAGTTAATTTTACTCCGTCTCGTGGAAACGACAAACATGCTAGAGTTAACGCTGTTGCCCCTCTCTTTGAGAGTGGTCAAATTTGGGCACCTACTCATTTACAATTTGCTCAAGAAGTTATAGAAGAATGTGCATCGTTTCCTTATGGAGATAATGACGACTTAGTCGATAGTACTACTCAAGCTGTGCTAAGATTTAGACAAGGCGGATTTTTAAATCACCCAGAAGATTACAAAGATCCTATAAAACAAATAACTGTAAAAGAGTACTACTAATGAAAAATCCAACACTAGTAAAAAATATGAAACATGTAAAATGGAAAGCAATCCCGCCATTGAAGGGGCCAGACCCTAGAGGCTTGATTAAAGAACCAAAACAAGATAAACAAGAAAGATTGGAGAAAATAAATGGCAGACGTAGATAAAAGCTTACCGAATGTAAGACAAAATATAACTGTTCCTTCTGAACAGGAACAAATGGAAGTACAAGCAGAAATTCAAGAGTCTGTACCAAATCCTAACAACACAGAAATTATTGAAAACGAAGATGGGACAGTAGATATTAACTTTGAACCAGGTGCAGAAGCTCCAGAAGCTGGCGACCAGCACTATGCAAACTTAGCCGCTTTGTTGCCTGATTCTATTCTCGAGCCTCTAGGATCTGAGTTATATCAAAATTATACTGACTACAAAGAATCAAGAAGAGAATGGGAAAGATCGTATGCAAAAGGTTTAGATCTTTTAGGTTTTCAGTTTGAACAACGTACACAACCATTCCAAGGAGCAAGTGGTGCAACGCATCCAGTTTTAGCAGAAGCTGTTACACAGTTTCAAGCACAAGCATACAAAGAATTATTACCAGCTGATGGTCCGATTAGAACTCAGATACTTGGAGTCTCTACACCAGAAAAAGAGAATCAAGCGACAAGAGTCTCTAACTTTATGAATTACGAAATCATGAATGTAATGAAAGAGTATGAACCAGAGTTTGATCAAATGTTATTTTATTTACCCTTAGCAGGTTCAACATTTAAAAAAATTTATTATGACGATTTACTGGGACGAGCTGTATCAAAGTTTGTTCCTGCAGATGACTTAGTCGTTCCGTATTCTGCTACCTCATTAGAAGATGCGGAAGCGATTTGTCATGTATTAAAAATTTCAGAAAATGATTTGCGTAAACAAATGGTTAATGGATTTTATAGAGATATAGAATTAGTTGCACCTTACGCAGAAGAATCTGAAGTTAAGAAAAAAGAACGAGAACTAGAAGGCACAACAATGAATGGCTATCAAAAGAATGATAGAATGTATACATTGATTGAATGCCATGTCGATCTAGATCTTGAAGGCTTTGAAGACAGAGGACAGGATGGAATGCCAACAGGTATTAAACTTCCTTACATCGTAACAGTCGATAATGGTACAAGAAAAGTTTTATCTATTAGACGAAACTATAAAGTAGATGATCCAAGAAAAAATAAAACTCAATACTTTGTGCATTTTAAATTTTTGCCAGGTTTAGGTTTTTATGGTTTTGGATTAATCCATATGATCGGTGGTCTAACAAGAGCAGCCACATCTGCTCTTAGACAATTGATTGATGCTGGTACACTCTCCAATTTACCAGCAGGATTTAAACAAAGAGGTATTCGTGTAAACAACGATGCCCAATCACTTCAACCTGGTGAATTTCGAGATGTCGATGCACCAGGTGGAAACATTAAAGACGCTTTTATGATGCTGCCTTACAAAGAACCTTCAGCAACTTTATTACAGTTGATGGGTATTTGTGTTTCAGCAGGACAGAGATTCGCATCAATTGCTGACATGCAAGTTGGTGATGGGAACCAGCAGGCCGCTGTTGGAACAACTGTAGCTCTTTTAGAACGTGGTTCAAGAGTCATGTCAGCGATCCACAAAAGATTGTATGCTAGTATGAAAACAGAGTTTACTCTTTTGTCAAATGTGTTTGCAACTTACCTACCACCTGTATATCCATACGATGTTGTTGGTGGAAATAATCAAGTCAAACAAACAGATTTTGATCAACGAATTGATATTTTACCTGTTGCAGACCCAAATATATTTTCTTCAACGCAAAGAGTGTCTATTGCACAAACAGAATTACAACTTGCACAGTCAAATCCACAGATTCATAACATTTACGAAGCGTACAGAGACATGTATGTAGCTATTGGTGTTAAAAATATAGATCAGATCTTACCACCACCTGCAAAACCTGCTCCAAAAAACCCTGCACTAGAGCATATTGATGCTTTAGGGGGTAAACCTTTCCAAGCTTTTACTGGTCAAGACCATCAAGCGCACATTTCTGCGCATTTAGCGTTTATGGGAACGCCAATGGCACAAAATAATCCAACAATTATGGCTGCTTTGGAAAAAAACATTTTTGAACACATAAATTTGATGTCAGATGAGCAAGTTCAACTAGAATTTAGAGATAAAATTGCTAGATTACAAGAATTACAAATGCAAATGCAACAAAACCCACAAATGCAGATGGAATTAGAACAAAATCCACAATTACAACAACAAATGCAACAAGAACAACAAGAATTAGAGTTAGAAATTGAATCTCGTAAGGCTGTTTTGATTGCAGAGATGACAGAAGACTTTGTTAAAGAGCAAAAACAAGTTATGGGTATTTTTGGCAACGATCCATTAGTTAAATTACGAGCAAGAGAGCTCGATCTTAAAGCACAAGACAATATGAGAAAACAAAAAGAAGATGAAAACAGAATCAACCTAGATAAGATGAAAGTTCTTATGAACCAAAATCTTCAGGAAGATAAAATGGAACAGCAAGAAGATCTTGCTATTCTAAGAGCAGCGACCTCTATTGAAAAACAAAAAATGTCCAA